GTGCACAAAGTTGGTTGAGTTTGTTTCCCAAAAAATGCTGGAGCTATAGATCATGATTATGAGGCAAAAAACAAAAAACGAAATAGTCAAAGCGGTTATTGATGCCCTCCCCAAAGATCAAAGAGCTCATCGAATGATTGATTTAGATCAACCGTTTAAGCTGGAGCCCAAGCCCTTGATTGCACTAAGAGACTCAGTGATTAAAACGGGCCTCAAAGACTTGCTAGAAGGCGGTTATTTTTCTATTTGCAAATTTGAGCGTTTGATCGATCTTGCCAAGGTCTACCCCCCGGCTGGATTATTGAAAACCCTAAGGCCTTTGCATTGCATCAATTGGGCCGATATGGATCCCGATACAAGAGCTCAAGCGCAACAGCATATAATTGCATGTTTCATACCCGTTGAAGTCGAGGCCGATTCGGAGCCGGATGATCCCAAGTGACCGCAAAGAAAGCGACCAAAAAGAGAGCATCAAAGAAAACGACCAAAAAGGCCGGGGGCCGCATTGCGAAAAAAACAACGAAAAAACCAAAGAATAAACCAAAGCCTACCCCGGAAAATGAGCCGAAAAAAATACAGATACCCGATGCACTGCTCAAATCAGTTGTTCGAGCCCTCGCTCTCGAGGGTGATTCAGAGGATGAGATCAGGATCAGGGAGCGAGGTTATGGGGATGAGGTCGTCGATGCAGCGATCGAAGAGGCTCAGCGACGATTTCGGCGAGTCTCGGGTATTGATCGGCTTGCGGAGATTGGCGCGGGGATTGTTCGATTGCGTCAAATCATCGGTCGGGCGATTGCGGGGGGCGAGCTCACGCAAGCGATACAGGCACAGAGGGAGCTCGGAAAGCTCTTAGCTCTTTACCCCAAGGCGGGCGAGGGCGAGGGCAATAGGCCCCCCGAGGTCGGCTCTGAGGCCCAATCGGAGCTCGAGGCCATAGCGGCACACTTGAGGCCCCTCGAGCTTGCAGACGGGGCTTATCCGCTCTCAGAGATTGCGAGAATTGCGGCGGAGATCATCCATTCAACCGAGGCGAAAAAATGAGCGATCAAACAATGGATTTATTGGGACAGGCCTTTTGCTGGAAGTTGCTCGCAAACGCCCTCAAGCTGGATCCAGAAAAGATGACCTCGGACGATGTGGCGGAGTGCTATATCGCCGGGGGCTTTGCGATGGGGTCGATTATTGCAGAGCTCGGGCCCGAGGATTACAGCGAGCAAGATCTAACGGCGGCCTCAATCAAAGCGATCGAAGCAACGGCGGCGACGATTCGGGATGGTCACTCTAAAAAACCGGCGGAATCTGATTAAATGCCCCAAGTTACACAAGAATATGAGGCCAAAAAGCTACGGTCTAGAAATCGATCCTTTGAGGTTTCAAGGGTCGGGCGCGATATCGGCTCAATCCCCCCCGTCAGATATCCCCGGCGTAAACGGCTGGGGCTCAAAAGTTATCAAGGTTTTCTAGAAGAATATATGCCCTCGAGATTCCCCCTCGATTGGGGAATTCACCATATCAGTTTAATAGAGCGGGTTCAATCGATCATTTTGAGCGGGGGCCTTCATGCGGTGGCGATGCCCCGGGGCGAAGGGAAAACCACAACCGTAGAGCCCTCTCCGATTTGGGCAGCGATAAAGGGGGCTCATAGATATTCAATGATCATCGGCAACGCTGAGGACAAAGGTTGCGAGATGCTCGAATCCATCAAAATGGAGCTCATGTATAACGATTTGCTTCTCGAGGATTTTCCGGAGCTCGTTTATCCGATCCGAATGCTCGAAGGGGAGCCCCGGCGGGCTCTTGGACAGCTTCATCATGGGAATCGGACAAATATGAAAGTGGCGCCCGATGAAATCCGCCTCCCGGTTATCCCGGGATCTAAGGCCTCGGGGGCGATTATTCGAGCTACAGGCCTCACAGGCAATATTCGGGGAGCGGTGCGAACCGCTCAGGACGGGACCCGAATTAGGCCGACCTTTGTTTTGATCGATGATCCGCAAACGGACGAATCCGCTCGATCCCCCGCGCAATGCGAAAAGAGACACTCAATTTGTAACGGGGCAATTTTGGGCCTCCCCGGGCCCGGTAAGAGCATTGCAGCACTCGCAACGATGACTTGCATTAGGCCCGAGGATTTGGCGGATCGGCTACTCGATCGAGATCAATCCCCCGATTGGACCGGCGAGCGTACCTCAATGGTTATCGAGTTCCCAACAAACGAGGAGCTTTGGGATCGATACAACCAACTTCGAAGAGAATCCCTCGAGCGTTTCGACGACCTCAGGCTCGCCAATGAGCATTACCAAGCCAATCGGGAGGCTATGGACGAGGGGGCGGTCGTTTCGTGGGAGGCCCGTTTCGATGAGGGCGCCGGGGAGGTTTCGGCGATCCAGCACGCTATGAACCTCCTCTATCGAGATGAGCGGAGTTTTTGGGCAGAGTATCAAAACCAGCCCTTACCAGATACGCCCCCGGACAATATGATCTTGAGCGTTGAAGAGATCAGGGCAAAAACGAACAATCACAAGCGCGGAAAAGTGCCCTTTGAGGCCGAATTGATGACCGCTCATATCGATGTGCAACAAAACGCCCTGTTTTGGACGGTTGGGGCGTTTTCTCAGGGCTTTACGGGTCATATTGTTGATTATGGGGCTTTTCCAAAGCCTCGAGGGGATTATTTCACACTCAACACAATGAAGAGGGGCCTATCGGATTTATACCCCGATCGGGGCTATGAGGGCCAATTGTTCGCGGCGCTCGAGGAGGTCGTCGGGATGATTGCTTCCGAGTGGGCGGTCGATGGTGCCCGGGGAACAATGAGACCCTCGAGGATCTTGATCGATGCGGCTTACGGGAAATCAACGGATACGGTTTTCCAGTTTTGCCGGATGAATCGGGCCTCCTCGATCTTGCTCCCCGCCTTTGGGCGAGCGATTACCGCCTCTCAAAGACCTATGAGCGAATACACCAAAAAAAGAGGGGATCGGGTCGGGCTCAATTGGCGTATCCCCACAGTTTCACGAAAAAGAGCTATTAGACACCTCATTTATGATGTTAATTTTTGGAAATCCTTTACGCATTCAAGACTTAGAACCCCTCTCGGAGAGGAGGGCTCTCTCGCATTGTTTGAGCGCTCAAATTCAGCAACCGCGCATAGGATGTATGCTGAAAACTTAACCGCCGAATCAAGAATCGAGACCGAGGGCCGAGGTCGCCGAATAGATGAATGGTTGCTCCCTGATAAAACCCGGGATAATCACTTTTTTGATAATACGGTCGGCCTTCATGTTGCGGCCTCGATTGAGGGAATCACGATGGACGAATTGACCCCACAAGGCCGACCAAAGGGCCGAAAAATGAAACTTTCAGAGATACAGGCCGAGAAGCGGCGGCGGAGAGGAGCCTAGTAGATGAATGGAGAATGCCCCAAATGCTATTGCCCGGATACTCGGCTCATCAAAGAGCGAGAATATCGGGAATATTGGAAAGTTCGGCGCCAATGCCGGAATTGCGGTCAAAGATTTTATCACAAAGTAGAAAAGGAGCTAATAAACCCAAATGACCAAGAAAACTACGAAGAAAACGAGTAAAAAAACCGCCAAAAAAGCCCCGCCTTTAAAGATTTACGGTAATAACAAAAAAAACCGGAAAGCCCCGCCAAAGCCGACGAATGAGCCGAACAAAGAGTCACTAAATCGGGTGCGAAAGATTGCTCGGGATGCGATTCTCGAGGCGTGCTATTCGAGCTTTACCCAAAGAACCCTCTCGAGAGGTTGCGGGCTTGACGATGAGGCGGCCAAGCAGGCAATAAAGCAGGTTTGCGAACCTATCCTCGAGCAGCTTGAGGGGCCCCTGAATCCCCCGGCTGGCGTCGATTGATTTTGTGTGGTATAATCAGGCCCATGACCAGCAACGCCGACACAATCAACACCAACGCCCAAGGGGTACGCAAGGCGAGCGGGGACCAAGGATCCGCCGAAATGCACTCGATTGGTGACCAGATCAAGGCGGACAAATACGCCTCGAGCAAGTCGGCGGTTCGCAAAAGAAACCCGTTTGCCGGGATGCGTTTTAAATGCAGGCCCCCGGGAGCTACGGGCCGATGACCCGAGTTACAATCAGCGACAAAAAAGAGACCCTCGAGGCCAAGAACCCCGGGGGTTTATCACGGAAACCTAGCAGGCTCAAGGCATCATATGATGCAGCGCAAACAACGCCCTCGAATACAAAGCATTGGCAGGCGGCCGATCATTATTCGGCGGCGGCTTCAAATTCCGAGTCGGTTCGGGATGTTCTACGCAAACGCTCAAGATACGAAATCGCCAATAACGGGTATGCAAAAGGGGCAATCAAAAATATTGTCGATGATTTGATCGGCCGGGGCCCAAGGCCTCAGATCAGATCAGGCGACAAAATCACAGAAACCGATAGGCAAGTCGAAGCGGCCTTCAATGAGTTTTTGAAATCGATCTCGCTTACTCAAAAGCTGCGGACACTTAAAAAGGGCGAGCTTGCATCGGGCGAGGCTTTCGGGGTGTTCTCGAGGGGTTTGAGGCGGCGAGCCGGTCGAAGAGGGGCGTTTGATTCTCGGGGACAAGTCGAGCTCGGGTTCCATATCCTCGAGGCCGATCAAGTGCAAACGCCCGATTTATATGAGGAGATCGGCGGCGAGGTTTCGGGTATTGAGCAGGACCAATACGGGAATCCAATCGCGTACCATGTTCTCAAGAATCACCCCGGGGATAACGGAATCTCAACGGTGCTCTTCAATGAAGAATATACAAGGGTACCGGCGGATATGGTGGCCCATTATTTCGAGCCCGAGCGCCCCGGGGATGCTCGAGGGGTGCCCCCGTTTACTTGTGTTTTGGAGCAGTTCGCCTATCTGCGGCGTCTTATCCTCGCTACGCTCGATTCATCGGAGAATATCGCCAATATCGCGGGGATGCTCAAAACGGACGGGCCGGCAGACTCAGAGAGTAGCTCAGAGGTTGATACGCTCGATACGATCGATTTTGAGCGAGGGCAAATTATGGTTTTGCCCGATGGATGGGATTACACCCAAGCAAGGGCCGAACAGCCTACGGATTCATTCCCCGAATTCGTTAAGCAGATCCTCAAGAGCATAGCCCGGGCGCTTAACTTGCCCTATTCGATCTTCGCCGGCGATTCAACCGAGCTCAACTATTCGAGTGGGCGCCTTGATCATCAGGGTTATCGAAAGATGATTCGCAATGAGCAAGAGAAATTGCTCGAGGTCGTGCTCGAGCCCCTCTTTTGGCATTGGTTCGATGAGGCCTCAAGAATAAGCGGCGTTTTACCCGAGGGAGCCCGATCTCTCGATTATCGAGATGGTCTTGTTTTGCGGTTCTTTTTCGACGGTTCGGGGCATGTGGACCCCGTAAAAGAGGCCAAGGGAACGGATTTGCAAATCAAAATGGGAACAAGCTCGCTCCCGATTGAGGCGGCTAAAAACGGCCATGATTGGCGGGATTTGGTAGATCACGAAGCGCAGGTCGAAAAATACAGAATCGAAAAAGGCCTTGCACCCAAAGCGGGCGATAAAGCTCAGGGAGAGGCAGAAAACCAGCCCCCCGCCATAAAAGAGGCCCAAAGCAATGACTGATAAACAAATACAAGATTTGAAAGATTTACAGGCCGAATTCAATACAGCCTCAATCATTATCGAAGCAGCCGGCGGCGCCGATGGTGTGAAATTGCCAAAGTTTGAGATGGTGGCCTATACGGGTGCTCCGATCCGTCAATATTTCAGCAATGAGCCGATTATCGTTGATTTGGACGGCCTCAAGATCCCTGAAAGAGCTTTGCCGATTCGCTTTGGGCATCTGGCGAGCTATGAGGGGATCGGGCACACAACCGAGATAACCCGAGAGGGGAACAATCTAATAGCCCGGGGCCTTATTTCTAGGGATACCGAGGCGGCTCGGGAGGTCGTGGCGAGCTCAAAAAATAACTTCCCTTGGCAGGCTTCAATTGGGGCGAGTATAAGCTCGGTTGAAGAGGTCAAGGCCGGAGAATCGGCATCGGTAAACGGGGAGAGTTACCCCGGGCCGGTTCGCATCATTCGAAAGGCCGAGCTTTACGAAATCAGTTTCGTCGATATCGGCGCAGACAATAACACTCAAGCAAAAGTTGCGGCTTCGCGCAACGAATCCATGAAGGAAAACGAAAAAATGGGCAAGGAACAAGCGGACAAAAAAGACAGTGTAGAGGCATCGAAGATCGAAAAAACCGAGGGCCTTACCCCCTCGCCCGGGTTGCGTGCCGATGCCGAGAAGGCCTCGATTGAGGCTAAGCGTATTCAAAAAATCGAGGATGCGGCTCGGTCGGTCATGGCATCGCGCCCCGAACTCGGCGAAATCGTCGCAGATAAAGCCGAGCGGGCAATCGAAGCGGGCATGACGGTTGCAGAGTTCGAGCTCGAAATGATGCAGCAAAAGCGGGATATTCCCGGCGTAGGTCGTAGCCGATCCGATTCGACAATCACAAATCAGGCAGTGGAGGCCGCGCTTTGTATCGAGGGCGGCATGAGCCCGGGCGAGCTCGAGGCTAATTTCTCCGAAAGAGACCTCAACCTCGCCGATCGTCAATGGAAGGGCCGAGGAATCGGTTTGCACCAAGCCCTATTGCTGGCTTCACAGCCTAACGGCTACAGTGATTCAACGGTTGCGGCGAATCCAGAGGAATGCGTGCGCCTTGCGTTCGCTCACCAAGACCGTATCGAGGGCTCATTCTCAACGGTTGATCTTCCTACTGTTTTCTCGAATGTGGCCAATAAATACCTCGCCCGAGGCTTTAATCATGCCGATGATTCGGCTATGAAAATTACCGAGGTCGGATCAACTCGAGACTTCAAACAGGTCTCAACGGTTGCTTTCGGCGGTGATTTTATCTTTAAAGACTTGCCGGCCGGCGGGAACATTGAACACGCAGAGCCCGGGGAAACCTCTTACACGAACCAACTCGGGACAAAGGCCCGTATGGTCGCATTTACTCGAGAGCAAATCTATAACGATGATCTTTCGGCGATCACTTCAACCTCTCAAAAGATGGGCCGGGGCTCAAAGACCAAGTATAACAAAGATTTTTGGGCGAAATTCGAGGCAAACTCGGCATTCTTTACCTCAGGTCGAAACAACCGCTTGACAGGCGGCGGCTCGGCTTTGGATATCGACGGTCTGACAGCAGCCGAAACCGCCTTCATGAATCAAGAGGACCCGGACGGGCTCCCCCTTGGCATCATGCCCGAGATCTTGCTTGTTCCGAATGAGCTCAAGGCTACGGCAAACCAGCTTGTTAATTCGCTCGAGGTCCGGGGCCAATCCGGCGCCTTTGGGGTTGCGAACCCTCATGCTGGAAACTATAAAGTTGTTGTTTCGCCATACCTCACAGACGCTACGGCGTGGTACCTCTTGGCGGACCCAATGGCCCTCGCTTCAATGCAGACCTTGTTCCTTAATAATCGTCGGGTCCCAATCGTTGAAACCGCTCGGGCTCAGTTCGACAATCTCGGAATCCAGATGCGCGGATACTTCGATTTCGGCGTGAATCTTTGGGAATACCGAGCCGGCGTAGCAAACGACGGAGCGTAAAATCCCCGCGTTATCTCAGACCTTTAAGCAATTGAAAACAAACAGTTTAGGAGCCTAAAAATGGCAGGCGAAGAAGCAGTAAGAATTAGCGATGGGGACCGAATCCCCTACACCCCGAGCGGCTCGGCCGTTGCGGTTGGCGATGTTATCGTCCTCGCGGATCTCATCGGCGTAGCCGATGCGGCAATCGCGGACGGTGATAACGGGACCCTTGCAATCGAGGGGGTGTTCAAAGTTCCAAAGAACACCTCTCAAGCCTTTGCAATTGGGGCCGATGTTTATTTCGACGAATCAGCCTCCGAGGCGGTCAATACCGATGATTCGGCGGCAAATAACCTCATGGGCAAGTGCTATAGGGCGGCGGGCTCCAGCGATGCAACAATGGAGGTTTTGCTCACCCCTCGAGGCACTTAATCAATCGAGCCCGAAAGAGCTCTCTCTTTTCTACGGTCCCGGCGGGGTTTGCGAGATATTCCCCCTGTCTTTGCTCCCCGGGACCTTTTCAAAATGACTCATCAAAGGCCCCTATTCAATGCGGATAACCGATCAAGTAGACCGGATTCCATACACAGCCCCGGCGGAGGTTTCGCCCGGGGATTTAGTGGTCCTTGGGGATATGGTGGGCGTTGCAGAGTCGAGGATCCCGGCGGGGACAACGGGGACACTCACAATAAGGGGCGAATTCACGCTCCCCCGATTGGCGGTTTTTGCCGATTGGCAGGTCGGGCAGGCTTGTTATTGGTCCCCGGGCTCCGGGGGCGTTACTTCCTCGCCAACAAGCAATATTGCCCTCGGGGTGATTTCGGAGTTTTCAAAAAGAACAGACACCCGGGCAAAGGTCATTCTGTTATGAGATTGGGGGAGCTATGAGCATTTTAGAAAAAGGGGCCGCTTTCCTCAGCGAAAAAAGACACTCCGATATGAGCGTCGATATCTCATATATCCGGCCGAATGAAACCCCGATATCGATCAAGGCAACCCCCGGCCGCGCTGGCGGGCAGGATACCGAGCTCTCAGGCTACACGATTGACGCTGAGCGGGTCGATTGGATTATCCGGGTTCAGGATCTAGTTATCGGCGGCAACGCCACAGAGCCCCGAGAGGGCGATCAGATCGGCCTTGTAGCGGGTGGCGTTACGATGCTTTATGAGATCAATCGGGATGATTCCGAAAAAGCGTTTATTTATTGCGATGAGTTCAAGCTCGATTACAGGGTGCACAGTATCCAAGGGGTGATATCTTGAGCTCTATCCCCATTGAATTAGCCGATGCAATCGTTTCATTGATACAAGGCGAGTCTTATCCCGAGGCGCCGGTCGTTTCGCGCGAATGGGTGCCCCGATTCAATCAATCGAACCTAGATTCGGCCTATATCGTTCAAGTTATCATTGCAAATCGAAAGATCCTTCCGGGCACTAGAGGCCCGAGTAAAAATGAGCACAACCTTAAAATAGGCGTATTTACAAAGGTTTCGGGGGACGATGCCAATCAAAAAACTCTAGCCGATACTTGCTTTGATCTTGCTCAGAATATCGGCGAGCTTCTCTCTAAAAAAGTCTTTACCATCGATTCGAGATCAACCTCCGTTGCGGAGGTCGATTGGGATGCGGTTTATGATTCAGACCTGTTAAAAGACGAGCGGATATTTGCATCGATCATTGCTTTGACGCTCGAGGGGGTCCGATGAGCGTTCAAATGAAGATCAAAACCCGGGACGATGTTAAAAAGGTCATCAGGGCCAAGCGGAGGGGCGAGCCCAAGACCTTGGGGCGGGTTGGTGCGATTACTCGGGGTGCAATGAAGCGGACCCTTGGCAGGCCCACAAAGAAACCCAGAGCCCCGGGGCGCCCGATGAGCAGCCCCACAAAGAGGGCAAAAAAGGGTATATTGTTCTCAGTGAATGAGCGGCGCGGAGTGGTGCAAATCGGGCCTTCGATTAGAATGGTCGGGCTATCGGCAAATGCTCACGAATTCGGAAAAAATTTCAAAGGCAACGCTTACGAGGCTCGCCCGTTTGCAAAGCCAACAATCGAACAAATGGCCCCCAAAGCTCCCCGCTTTTGGGCTAACTCTCTCAAAGAATAGGAGCTCAAAAAATGAGTAGTTACGATGGATATCAGGGATCTATAGAGGTCCAAACAGATGGGGTCGCAGGCTCGGCCGGTTGGAATGAATTAACGCTAGTCGGCGATGCAGATCTCAATATGAACCGCAATAGCTCTTTCAGACCAAAGCGCGGGACCCAATGGAAAACCTCCGTTTTCGGGCAGATTGAGGCCGAAATTACGGGCGATGTTACTTGGGATGATGCGGATACAGTCATTGCAGCTATCGAATCGGCTTTTATTGCCGGGACTCATATCGGAGTCAGGTTCAGGGATAAAGATAGCGGGACCGGCCTTACTCTTGATTGCGTGCCAAGCGGCTGGAATCACTCAACACCCGAGCAGGGGATCCAAAAAGTCGCGCTAACCTTGACCCCGTTCGATGCCGGCACAGACCCCGCTTGGGCTTGATCTAGCGATCCCCCGGGCTTCTTGAATACACCCAAAATCCATATTTGGAGATAGACGATATGAGCGAAAATGAAACCCAATCCGCCCCAACGGTTAAGATCGGGGGGCAAACTCTCGAGGTTATTCTCGATGTTCCGGCAATGCGCAGGCTACGCCAAGAGCCCTACGGCCTCGATATTATCAATGTGATTGATGAGGAGGTCCCCGAAAACGGTCTCCTCTATAAGCTCGAAAAAGAGCCCGATAGAGCGGTCGATATCATTTTCGAGGGCACTCAGCACGACGATAAACGCCCAGAGCTTGAGGAGTTTATCAAGGGCCTCGGGGGCGATGATTTCGAGAGGATGATCGAGGTTGCGATCGATGCCGTTTTGGCTTTCATCCCAAGCCACAAGCTCCGGCCGGTGCTTGTGGCGATCAGGGACGAAACCAAGGCGGCGCAGGGGAGGGCAATCGACAAGATGCTCGCCAAGATCAAGGACGGGACCTTTGCCAAGATGATGGAAGAGGAGCCGGCAAAAGCGATGAGGCCCGGGGAGATGGTCTCAGGTCAGACGCCCAAGCCAACGCGCACGAAATCGAAAGCTGGATCCGGCAAGCGTGCGCAGGGCTCGGGATCCCCTACACCCGAACCGGGAGGGGGCTCGCAGGAGTCACAATCAGAGACCTAGACGAATCGCTCGTTTCTAACGATCGGGTTTTTTGGGGCCGATTCTCAATCTTGCTTGCCAAAATCGAGAATTGCACAACGGCGCCCAAAAAGCCGGTAAAGGCAGAAGATATAAACCCGTATGCTTTAGACGGATCCCTCAAGAGTCAGGGTTCTAGAGTGCCCCGTAGAGGTTTCGTCGAAGCGATGCAGCAACTATTCCCAAACCTGAGAGGAACAAATCCCAATGCCTGATTTCTTACACAATATTCTTAATGGTGCGAGCTACAACCGAGGCGGCGTTCTAGGGGCCCTCCTCTTGAGCCTGAGCGTCTTTATCCCCTCATGCGCCCAATTCGATGGAGAGGTCCGTAGCAGCCAAAGCGGGGAGCTCTTGAGCTCTGAGGGCCTCAAAGCTGAATTCAACAAATTGACCGGCGACACCGAGCAAATGATCCACGAAAAAACGCTCGAGGTCCGAAACGCAACGGCCGAGCTCGAATGGATGGGGCAGCAATACGAATCAGCCTCGGCCTCTTACCTCGAGGATCTCGAGGCGGCAAACGCTGAAATCGAGGCCCGAAATGCGATGATTGGGGATATCGGAGAGACCCTTTTAGAAACGGTGCCGGCTGGATCGGTGGCGGCGAATTGGATCCCTTACGGTTTGACCGCTTTAACCGGGGGGCTTTTGTTTGATAATCGACGAAAAGATCGGAAAATCAAGCAAGCAAAGGCGGCCGGCGAATAATGACCCCTCCGGCAGTTCAAACACAAAAAGTTGTAGCCCTACCAAGCCAAATGCTTATACCCCTCTCCCTTGTAGGGGTTTTGGTTGTTGCGGTCGTTACGGGCTATATCTGGCTTGATGATCAATTTGATATGGTTTCTGAGGCCTTTTCTAAGCAAATCGACGAAACAGAGGCAAGCCTCACCGAAACAATCGACGAGCAAGGGGATAGCCTAAACCAAATCAAAGAGGCGGGAAACGATCTCGAAGTCGATCTAGAGCGGCTAAAGGCCGAGGGGCAAGCGGCTTATCAGGATAGATATACCCGAACAATGGCCGAGCGCGACGCCCTTAGGAGGGCTCTTGCGAATCCAGATCTTTGGGAGCCGGACCCGGCGAACCCGGGCTCATATCTCAGGGGGGGCAATGATCATATAGAGGGCAATCAACCTTGAGCATTGGTTCACAAATCCGAGCCGGGGCGGCTTATGTGGAGTTCTATTCGAAGGACTCCAAATTTATACGCTCAATGAATAACGCATCAAAGCGGTTGAGGAAATTTCAATCAATGGCTTCGAATGTGGGCGCTGGGCTTGTGAAGGCCGGGGCGCCCTTTGGTATATTCTCGGGTTTGGCGATCAAGGCGGCGGCCGAGGCGGAGGAGTCTTGGAATCGATTTTCTAGCGTATTCGGCAAAGATACGGCCGAAACCGCCAAATATGCCGAGGACTTGGCCCGAGATATCGGCCGAAATTCTACGGATATTCAAGACTCCCTCGGGTCGTTTCAATCGATGTTTATCGGGTTGGGGTTCGGGTCTCAGGCTAAGGAAATGAGCAAACAGATTACAGCCCTCGCTCATGATTTTGCATCATTCAACAATCTGAGCGACGACGAGGGCATCGGGAGATTTATATCGGCCCTCTCGGGGTCGGCCGAGGTTCTTGATCGATACGGGATCAACACCAAACAAGCGGCTTTGCAGCAAGAAATATTGAGAATGGGGATCAATAAATCATGGTCGGCGGTCACTGAGCAAGAAAAGGCCCTCGCTCGGCTAAATATTATACAATCTACGATGAATTCGCAGGGGGCGGCGGGCGATGCGCTCCGAACGGCGGCGAGCTTCACAAATCAAACAAAGCGATTTCGATCTCAAATCAAGGATTTATTGCAAACGGTGGGCTCGGGGCTTATCCCAATGGCAACCAAGGCAATAACGATTCTAAATAAGGGCTTGGGTTTCGTCGTCGATTTCAGCAAGAAAAACAAGGGCCTCATAACGGGCGTTTTGGCGGTGGGCTCAGTGGTGGGGCTCGCCGGTGTTGCCTTGATCGGTCTCGGATTGAGCGCAGGGGTGGCGGCCTTTGCGATCTCCGGTCTAGTGACGATCATCGGGGCTCTTGGGGCGGCGGTTGCGATTGCGGGCGCCTTTATCGCCCCAATCGTGACCCCGCTAGGCCTTGTGGTTGCTGGGGTGATTGCGGTGGGTGTGGCGGTTGGGACGCAAACAAGCGTTATTAGCGATTCAATCCGCTATTTACGGGATGTTTTCGATTCAGTGCTCCCGGTCGTCAAAAAGACCTTTGGGGGGATTAAAGACGCTTTGCAGGGCGGGGACCTCAAGCTCGCGGCCGAGATCGGATCGACGGGGATTAAACTTGTTTGGTTTGAGCTCACCCGGGATATTCGCTCATTATGGGGAGAGGTCGAAGATTTTATCCTCAAATCAATGAGCAAGATCGTATCTAAGACCCAAGGGCTCGGCCTCAAGGCGGCGGGGTTCCTTGCTACGAGTATCGGCAAGCTCACAGGCAATGAAGGCATTAGGGGCCTCGGGACCGGCTTATCGTCGATCTCAGGGGCTCCAGAGATACAGGGGCAGAATCGAGAAGAGCTCATCGATCAGCGAAGAGGGGCGCTCGATAAAGCCTTTGAGGGCCGGCTTGACACCTTAAACGGTCGATTATCCGAATTGGTGAAAGAGGCCGAGGGGCTCAAAGAGGCAGCCAAAGACGAGGGCGAGCGCAGGGCGGCTCAAATACAACCCCCCACAACCCCCGAGGGATCCGCTCGAGAGGGCCGGCGAACCGCTACGGGTGTATTCAACGCCCGAGAGGCCTCGGGCCTTGTGGGCGGTGTGAACCCCCTAGATCGACAAATAGCGGATTCGACCAAAAAGACAGCCGATAGCGTCAATGATCTTGTAAGATTGCAGAGGCGCAATAGCGGCGCCGGGGTGATTGGATGATCAGGGCCATAAATCTAGCAGACGAGGGGGAAGCGTTCCGCATTGATGTTACCAAATGGGCAAACTCCGCAATCCGTTTAGATGCAGACGAGACCTCCTCGGTAGTTGTTGAGGTCAAAAAAGCGATCGGGGAAACCGGCGAGGCTCACTCGTTTGATACCCCGATCATCCTGAGCGAGCTCGGCACAAGCATAACCCCTATTGATTGCCATAGATGCACCCATTTAGTTATCGAGGTCACAACTGCGGGTGTCGGCCTTGGGCAGGTCGAGCACCAAGAAACCGGCCTCATTTATGGACGCTTTGAGCTTGTAGAGATCTCGGCCAATGATGAGGGGTTTATCTGGGATCACCCAATCAACCCCCTCGAGCAATTGGCCTCAATCGTTATCGATATGGACCAAACGGCGGCGGTCTCGATTTCATTCTGTAAATCGGTCGATATTGAGGGTCAATTGATCTCAACGGATAACCTCGCAATCAATGGGGATATTACAGAGGTTGAGGCTCAATCGGTCTCGAGAGTTGGGCTCGAGTGCCTAGTCGCGGTGAAGGGGCGGCGGGGCATGATGGGGATTTATTGGACCTCTCCCCGGTCGTTTGCCGGCTTGCCCGAGGAAATGGTCGCTTATTTAGATCGATCTCAGGTTTTCGAGGGCGGGAATCTCTTTGCGGGCGCGTTTCAGATTGGCAATCTTTCGACGGGTTTGCATACGATATCGAGCTCGTCGGCGGCGAACAGAGCTATTGATATTCCTGATTCAGACGGTGAAATAGCGATCGTTTCAGACCCTAGCCCCGCCGATGAGGAGATCCTTATCAGGTCCGGGGACGGTTATGATTCGGTGCCTGTTGCGGGCTCATCATTTCCAGCGAGCCCCTTTGATGGTCAAAGGTTCACCCGAACCGATCTAGATCTCCCCGAGGAGTTTTATTGGGATGACACCCGAGGGAAATGGCTTGGAGAGTTACTCCCCTTTGTTGCCTCTAGGTCGGCGGCGGCGAGCTCGGGCTCTTTAGATCTTAGAGGGGCCGGCGGGCAGCAATTCAGTAGCGCTAGAGCTTGGGCCTTCAATAATCCGATGACAATTGTAAAGTGCTCTATGTTCTCGGCCGCAAACTGGACCGGGGATGTTGATATATTCGAGGGCTCCTCAAAGATTACAACAATGTTGAGCCCCTCGAATGAAAGAGCTAAGCACGATGATTCTCTCAATATAAATATTGACGGTGATTCGCAATGGCCCCCAAAATACCCTAAAATCCAAAACATAAGCGGGGGCAATTGCTCAAATCCTTATGTCATCGTATATCTAAGGCGAAACGGGACAGCAATTTAGGAGATTTTATGAGTATTACTCTATGGGCATTCAAAGACGCAAACGGGACAGTTCGGGTAACTGCAAACGATCCAACGGCGGCTTTGGTCGGCGCTGGAATGAAAAAATCGAGCGGCTCGGCTCCCGGCGGATTCTCAATGCGAGATTTACGCCGATTCTTTGAGACCTCCGAACAAATGCTCTCGGGCCAATCCGGCGCCGAGGGGTTTCTTGAGTTCACTCTTGAGGACCTCTCAAGTAGCGATTTTCTTAACTTGATGGGGATTTCAGAAGGGTAAAGCATGTCACAGCAGCTAGAAAAATCAGCAATCACCTTTGAGCCCTCGGCATGGTCGGGGAGCGGCTTTGGCGCCGGCGAGGATATGGAAGTCGGAGTAACCTTTCGCCAAATTACGGGCGGGCTCGCCCAAGGCAGCGCCGGCTCTCTCGAGTCTCTCGTTTTCGGCCCGGGCTCTGAGGGGATTGTCGGGGGCGTCGATGCAGGGCATTTAGTCGTTGATATTGCCAACTCAGCCGATGCAAAGCTCCAAAACCTTGGCAAGGTCGATCTTAGAGTCGAGGCGGCCTCGGGCTCAAAGGTTGAGAATTTGCACACAGGCAATAGCCGAGCTAAAACCCGTTGCTTAGGCGGAGAGTTTGAGACGACCTCGATTAGCTCGGGCCGGCTTACGATGAATGAATCATGTGTAGTTGATGAATTTATAGGCCTCGGGGGGCGTTCTACCATCGAATATAATGCAACTGCGATTGCCGATATGCTCACTGTTTCAGGCGGAGAGCACACGATCAAGCGGCGAGCGGACACCATAGATTTAGCGGGGGGAATGCTTATTCTTGATCACTCGAGTCAACTCTCGTCATGGACCGGGGACGCAATCAATATCAGAAACGGCACTCTCAAAATCTTGAGAGGGACCATTCCATCGATCAATATCTATGATGGGGTGCTCGATCTAAGCGGCTTGCGTGAAAATATCGGATCCAGCTTGGGGGCAACGGCCTTTAATGTTTGGGGCGGTAAAATCATCAAATCCCCCCTTGCAACGATTAACCCCACCTTTAAGGGTGCGATTTATCGAAATGATGATAATGTTATCAACGCCGGCTCGGGCGGATTCCAGCCGATTTAAGGGGCATCAATGGAAATCAAGATTTGGCAAACCTCGGACAGTGGGGCCTTTCGTGTTGGTGATTCATCGACCGAATTTATTGATAAATACACGGCTACGGGCTCAAATAATCGATTTGCTATCCTTGCCGAGATCATCAACTCAGAGGATATCGAAGAAGAGATCGGCGGCGTTCCCCGGGTCGATATTTCAGCCGAGCCGATTGATGGATCCGATGATAAATGGGATATTGAGATTTTATATTCGCTCAATCCCTCGAGCACCATATCGCCCCAAATCGTTGGCGATGAAGTAACCACCTTTACAACCGGGGGCGGATCAACTCGGCTCAAGCAAGCTCTGAGGCATGTTGAAAGCTACGCCCCGGACGGAGAAACCGCTCCCGATCATGGCGGGGCTATCAATGTGACCGATCAGGGTATTGAGGGGGTCGAAATCATTGTCCCCGCTTGGACGATGAGGATTGAAAAACTATTCGATTCGGTGCAAGTAACACAGGGCTTTTTGAACGGGATCTTTGAAGCAACCGGCGGCGTTAATAACGCATCATTCCGAGGATTCAACCCCGGGGAGCTCTTACTCGCGCGGGTCGATGGGCAGCCGGCGAGCGAGGAGAGCTATCGAATATCCTACGATTTAATCGGCTCGGCCAATGTGACCGATTTAACGGTCGGCACAATTACCGGGATCTCGAAAGAGGGGCACGATTACTTGTGGTCCGAGCATGAGACCAAGATCGAAAACGAGGGGACCTCGGACGCCCGAGCGGTTCGTAAACTCAAGGCAATCCATATCGAAGAGGTTTATCCGAGAGTCGATCTAAGCGGATTAACGGGGCTTTTGGCATGAGCCTAGGAAAGAGGGCCAAGCCCGGGGACCCTCTCGGGTCCCAAACAATCACAGCACGAAGAATCAACGCTTGGGACGATGCGGCCCAAGCGTATTCCAGTACGGGGGCGATCGATGCCGGCCTCGGTGCACCGAGCCCGTTTAGCGTATCGGTTATCAATGACTCTGAGGATATTATCGAGGCCTTTGAGGCGGTCGAGCTCTTAGAGATGAGCATGAGCCCGGGGCCGGCGCCGGGGCTTGTAGCTTTTCGAGTAGATCGTCCAGAATTCCCCGAGATTGCCCGAAAGATTGCAATCACTCAAGAGCCGATCGGGGTCGGGAAAGTCGGGCGGGCCTTGATTGGAGGGATTTCTCCGATCATCCGCCTCGAGATCGATCTAGAGGACGCCCCAAGAGCGGTCCTGACAGCCGAGGGAGGGGCTAAGACCTCTGAGGATGGGCCGCTCATCGTTCTCGGCACTCAAGACGCCTTAGAGGGCGATCAGCCGGCGCCGGGGCTTGTGATGATTGCCCAAGACTTCAAAGCACCCCCAAGGATTCTCGCTCAGCTTAGCGGGGGGACAACGATTGGGCCGAATCAATGGGCCTACAGCTTCACAGTCGTTAAGCCGGCTCCAAACAACACCTTTGAGCCCGTTTTGAATAACTCAGATCAACCGCTCACCTCATTAGCCCTAGGGCTTGCGGTAAACACCTTTGAAACCAATAACTCGGCCTCAGGGGTGCAAGGGAACGGGGTATCACAGAGCAATCTTGACGATATCGATTTCAATATCGTTGATTTTGGGGCAGCAATCGTAGAGCTCAGGGGGCCATATCCCGGGGCGATTGGCGATTCATCCGTCGAACAATACTGGATATTTGAGGCCCCGAATCTTGTAGATGGGGCTTGTGACGGATGACACACGCCCGGGCTTGTTGTTGCGGGGAGATTTGCGATCAAAGATTCGGCTTTGATGCCATATTCAATCGGTCGTCGATTGCCCTAACCCGGACGATTACGAGCTCCTCAAGAACGGCTAATATTTCCCAAACAAATGCAGAAACAACCGAGCTCGATCTCCAAATAAGACCAAGCCGAATCACCTATCGAATCAACCCTAGTTTTTTGGATAGTGGCGTCTTTGCAACCCCATGCGATGACAGTAGGGGCTCGCAACTGCCCCCCTTTTCGGGAATATACAAGGAAACCCTGAGATCGACGGGGAGTTTTAACGGGACGCCCACAGGCGGCGGGAGTGATTTAGAGTTCAGGATTACCCGATTGATTGGAGCCTATGCTGAGGCGAGCGTCGAGGTTACGGGCGAGCCCTATCCCCCCAAGAGGCTGGGCCGGCTTATCTTTGTGCTCAGAGGGTCAAGGCGGATTAGATCTTGGGGCGCCTTTGATGACCCGGGACCATTCCCGATTGCTCGGCCGGCGGATTATGTGCTCGATATGCTCGCTGAATTCGGGCCTAGCGGCGAGATTATGGGCACGATCCCTATTCAATGCTCCAGCTTTGCATTCAACCCCTCGAGCGATATTGAAAGAACAGACAAAGCCTACAGAGTTTCAAGGCCAAACGGTACGCTTGAAGAGCAATATTTAACCCCAATCATCAACTTTCAGCAAACGCAAAACGGGTTTCTTTCAGGGCTTAGGCCTCTGAAATGGAATCCGGTCTCCCCGATTTTCGATATTCTTGATTTATCGAATGTCGAATCGACGATTTCATATTTGCCGAGCTCTTTCAATATCAGGTCGGAAAACTCTCTAACCGATGATTTCACTGAGATAGAAGGCACAAATACAATCGATGTAGACCTCTCAGGCCGGCTTTTGGCCCGATCCAATCAGATTCCCTTCAACTGTAACGCGATCGTTCCGAGAGCTCCCGGGGGAGGCATCGGCAACCCGGGGGGGCCAAGGCCTAGCGGCGGGGGAATCAATCCGAGCCTAGGAGGGACAGGTTTGATTCAAGATCAGCAGGGCGGCCGATTTGGAGAAATTCCCGATGATTTCGACCCCGATGAGTACGCAAAAGAGCTTAGAAGAGGGACCGGCTGCGGATGCTCTCCCCCGCCTCTTGTGGATGAATAGTGAATAACTCTCCGATTCACCCCGCGCCTTGATAAAACGCAACCGATCAGATACAAAGAAAACCCCCCGCTACGGGCGGGGGGTTTTCTACACAAGGTTAAACCGCTGGAGGGCGATCTCTTGGATTATACAGTTTCAGCCGAACAAATGCAAGACCTCGATAGGCTCAAAGACGAAATTTCAACGATGGAAGCTCGAGCCCTATTGCTCTTGTGGGGCTATGAGAATGGATCTCGGGGCGAATGCCGAGCCAAGGCCCGAACAATGGCTCTCAAGCTCGAGAGGGACCCTAGGAGCGTCAAGCGGTACCTGAGCAAGCTCTCAAGCCTCGGGCTTTTAATCAAGACCGATAGGCGTATGCGGTTCTCTATCCGAAACCTCAGCGATCGGGGCCGGTTGCTCGCTCGCTTGATATGCGGGGAGCGGTTTCAGATACGCCCCACAGCCCTAACAACCCCCCAAATGTCATCCCATTTGTCACCCCACAACGGAAAAGCAGACCTAACCCCAAAGAAAAAAGAAAAGAGCGCGCTCGGATACACTCCGAAACGCTCGAGAGGGTCCCTAACGGCGGGATGCTGGAAAGAAATAGCTTTTTGGATGGATGAAAGCGGATCCATGACCTCGCTGGGGCGGTGCAAAATCGCTCATCGGACCTTTACCCGATTCAGAAACGCGATCGAGAGCTCCTCGGATTGGGCCAAATACAGGAACAAAGCTCAATACCCCTATGCCGAAATGCTCCTCATGGATGCGGTCACCGATGCGAGAAGAGCCGGCGCCAAATTTGGGACCGTCGAATCGGCGCTCGCGTATATTGGGGCGATTGTTCAGGCATGTTTAAAAAATAATCGATCCCCGGGGCCTTGCGTTAAAGACTTGGGGAGTGTATAGTCGAAACGGGAATATCGGGATTGAGTGCTCAATCTCTAGCAAATAACGACGAAAGGCGGGAAAATGAACGACACAGATCCAATCGGTCCAATAATTATCGCGGCGGCTATAACCGTATTCGGGGGATTTCTCTTTGTTGAAGAGGGTTTGATCGGAGTTCTCGGAGCGGGCACAGTCGCAATCGGCCTCATGGCGTTGGGCTTTCTATGCCCCTTTGATTCATTCCTCTTGTTCAGGCGGAAAACTACCCCGTTTCAATACGAGCTCACAGTAAATAAAATATTTACTGCCGATTCCCCTAGCGGACCTCCAAGATTCGAGGCAGTGATTGAGTTTAAGACCATCGGCGGCCGGACCCTTGGGATGCAAAGGTTTGATTTACCGATCGAATTGGATAAAGGGGAGGTTGAGTTATGCGCGAAGAAATAGGCCCAATCTACGGCGTCAAATTGTGCGGCAAAGTGGCAATAGGCGGCGGCATGTTTCAGGAAATGCCAAACAGGGCCGATCTAGATTCGGCTATGCCCCGAAATAGTCGATTGGTGGCGGGGTACGAGGTTTTACTCGCAGTGATTGAAAGCCACAAAAAGCAGGCAAGGATACAAGAGCTAAAGATTTACGAATTGGAATCTTGGAATAAAGAGGGCCCCCGTACAGTCGATGGGGCTCTGATTTGCCCCGGGATGACTGTATACGGGGTATTTACGGCCGATGCCGAAATGCGGCGGGGCGCTCCATTGCCTACAGGGCGCCAAATCATCAAATCAATTAAGGATATCACGGTACAGGTTCAGGGGTTTGATGATCAATTCGCCCCTAATTGCTTTTATTTATCAGAGGAAGCAGCGTACAAGGCTCAAGGGTTTAAAAAATGAATCTATACCAAACAAGAATCGAATCAATCTCACCGATTTCTAACGATATCAAGGTTGAGAAGCATTATTGCCCAATCAAGGCGGAGGCATGGTCGATAATCCGGCCGGCAATGAAGAGGCCCACAGTTAAGCGCGTGCGGCTCTATCAAATCACGCTCGGGGTCTACACGATGCCCCAAGTTAAGCGCGTGCTTTGCGATATTGCCGGCGGTGTGGATTTGGAAGATCATGCCGATGAGCTCAAGCTCATGTTTGACTCTGAGACCTCTCAGCGAGAGGGGGCTAAATCGTGAAATTGCAAGAGTATAAAGAGGGCCATTGGTATAGAGTGCAGCAAGGAAACGCACAAATCCCGATGTACCTTGTAGGTTGGCACAGCGCTTATGAGGCAATCATGAAACCTCGAGGCGGATCTAACTATTTCGGCACGGAGAGGACGATCAGGCGTTCATTGATTATCGAGCAACTCATCGAAACCACCAAGGGGGGAAAGCGAGTCTTTGCAACGGCGCCGAATCCCGAATATACCGAAAGACTCAGCGTAAACCATGAAAAAGTGCTCAAGACCCTAGCCGAGAGCGGAGATCAGCCCGATTTTAAGATTGAGGCCACAATCACAGCTTACAAGAAACCAAGCACAAGGGCCGCTAGGGTCGATCTATACGCCAAGGGCTTTATTCACCAAGAGGGTGAGACAAAGACGCCTAGCGGGCTCACAGTCGCAATCTGGCAGATATCAGACAAAGGCCTCGAATATATGAGGAGGTTTTGCAAATGATCGAGCCAATGATTGCCCAAATATTCCTACCCCTGCCCCCGAGCCTCAACGCCAAAATTACGGCCTACCCCACCAAGCGAGGCATTCGAGTAGCAACCTCAAAGCGGGTGAAAGAATGGGAATCAATCGCGGCCGGCGTGCTCTTCGAACAGAGGCCCCCGAGATTCGGCGCTCGCCCCGTTGTTGTTTCGCTGGATATTCATTTCCCCGATAACGGGAATAAAACCGGGGACCTCGATAACTACCTCAAATCAACCCTTGACGCTCTCACCAAAGCCGATATTTGGGACGATGACGATCAAATAATCTCTTTGATGGTCAAAAAGCGAGCTTTGATTCCCGGCGGCGTTATTCATATTACGATCATTGAGGCCTCGGATATTGATATCGACCAAAGCCAACGCCAAACGGCGGACAGGCCTAAAGAATGGCGGCTTTTATGAAATGTGCGCTTTGTGTTTACTGGACCGGCCGGCTCGAGGGCGATGATCTCGGAGAGTGCCGGGGAGCTCCCCCCGTCAATATCGACGATTTGGGGGCGGCTCTGTTTCCTAGGACCAAGCCCGATCAATATTGTGCGAAATTCCAGCCGATTACCCTCAACGGTGGACCGTTGGGGAAATTACAACAATTGCCCCAAACCGTAGCAGTAGGCGGGCATTTCATCGATTTGAAGGGTTGAAAAATGAGAAGAATAACAACAATCATCGCGGGATCAGATTATGGGCAATCTTACACAATGCTGCAAATGGTCCAGTTGTTTGGCCGGCGTATACGCCCCGGGGTCCAAATCGGAATACCTGAGGGGGTTACGATGGAGGTTATCCAGCGAGACCCGATGCTCGCCCGAAATCTGGTAGAGGAGGCCCTCGATCGAGAGATCCGTCGCTGGCCCTTTGCTGTAAAGCCCGGTTTTTTTATGCTTAATCTAGAGCCCGTTGATAACTGGTCTTTTGAGGACACCGTAAACAACGGTTTCGATAAATACGATGAGCGGGCGGTCCAGTGGATGATCGATGTTCTCAACGAATATGATCGATCAATCCCCACCTCACTCTATAGGGTGCCCCATGTTCTACGCCGGCGAGAGATGACACCCACCGAGCGGCGCCGAATCCTAACCGCTAAGCACCCCCTCAAGGCGTGCTCGGCAGTAACTACAAATCATTATGTGGATCAACAAACGATTATCGATGATTGGGACCAAGAGACCCGGGAGATGCACAAACGCCGAATCTCAACCGCTTTAGATCTCGTTTCAGAGATAGCGGGGGACCGGCCCAATATGCCAATGATTTGGACCGGCTGGATCGATCGTCCATCGCTCCGAGATCATTTTGAGATCTTATTCGAGGCCCTTAAAGAGAGACCCCATATAACGGATCTATGCGTTTGGATGAATGCCGAGGGCGAGGATCCTTGGGCAAGGCGTAAAGTCGATATTCAAATGGCGAGACTCGAGAGCATCGGCGATCTTATTAACGATTGGATCAAGGCCGATTGAAAATCTAGGAAATGAAAAAGTAGAAATCGGGCCTTATGGCGTTTAAACGGGGTTTCGGTCAAAAAAGCCGATCGACGACCAACAAAAACCCCGTTTAAACGCTAAAAACGGCTATGAAACCCCAAAAACCTTATTTTCGAGGAAAAATGGGTCCTTCCCAAGAAAATAGGCTAAATGGTGGCCGG